TTCAAGGCGAACAATTCTTTCGGGATAGAGCACCTTTGCAGCGGTTGCAAACTTATAGCCAACGGTTGAACGCTGGTCGAGCGGGTCTGCTGTTCCGCCTGATCCCTTGCCCTTAACAATCATTTCCATACCTGCACCCTCGGGGTCTACAACGCCCCATGCATCCTTACCGAAGATATAGGTTGCATAAACGGCAACACCGCTGTTTGTTGAAGCATCGCTGCCGTCCCAAACCTTTGCGTTTGTGCTTTCAATGAAACGAACGCCGTGAAGCTTGCCGATTTCACCGTTATAGATTTCCTCGGGCTGAGCATACTGATGGGCATTGAGCCATCCCTGGCTTTCCCTTAAATCCATTGCAACGGAAGGATGAATGATTGCAATATAGTCGCCGTTAATCTTCGGCGCCTTGTTTTTCTTGAGCATCGTTACGATGTGGTTAATGAGTGTGGGTGTTATTTTGCAATCGGAATCAATACCCTGAGTTGTTACTGTAGTAACACCTTCTGAGGTTGTTGAAACTGTTTTTCTTGCTGTTACGGCAGTTCCGTTTTCCTTGGGAGCATAAACAACGTTAATGCCCGTTGAAACGTCGGAATCAATAGCATCGCGGATAACAATATCCATTGTTTCTGCGCCTGCTGCAGCAAATTCCTCGGTTGCGCCGAGAATAACATCGTCAACATATGTAAGCTCGAGAACATCCGAAATTTCGGCATAGTCACCGTACTGAGAAACAGAAGCGGTGATATTTGTCTGACCGAGCTTTCTTCCGTCGGGTGTTACGCCTTCCTGAAGGGTTGCGGTTTCTGCCGGAATTGTGTCCCACTTTCTCCATTCAACAGTTTTACCCCTGCCCTTGGGAAGCGGTGTTTTCTTGCCGAACTGTGCAAAGAACTGCTGACTTCTTGCATTTTCAAGAAGCTCATTATCATAGTAGGTTTTCATTCCGTGAGTGAGAACGTTATCGTAACCGCCGTTACCGTCGCTCACCTGCTGATTTGTTGTGTTTGTGTTGCCAACACCTGTTGCGCCTGCTGAATAGGAATTTCCGCCGTAGGTGTGAGCAAAAAGCTGTGTGTTGAGTTTAAGCATAATATTCCTCCTTAATTCTAACACCTTCCCCTCGAGGGGAAGGGGGACCGCTTGCGGTGGATGAGGTGTGTTACCATCACGAAACACTTATCTGCAACTATCTAAAACTGCTCAAAAGCAGTAAGACACCTCATCAGTCACCTGCGGTGACAGCTTCCCCTCAAGTGGAAGCTGTGAGAATGTTTTATAAAAATCTTCTGAAATTATCTGCCGAAACCTTTTCTCCCCTGCTGACAGCAGCTTTGATTTTTTTGCGTTCAAGAGTGCTGAGCTTTGCCATATCATCATAAAAGCCTGCGCTTTGATTTGATGAAACGCCGTTTTCATCGGGACGCTGTGAGCGCGCTGTTCTTGCATCCGCCATCTCCTGCTTTGCGGTTTTATATGCATACTGCATTGCACCGCCCATAATTTCGTTTTTATGGATAACAGTAAATGCGCTTTCAACATCAACTCCGCTGTTGAGAAGCCTTCTGAAGCTTTCGCCCGTTTTTTCGTTTGTTGATTCATATTCAAAATCAAATGACGGATATTTCTGCCTGAGTTCTTCCGCCTGTGCAAGCCAGCCGTTGAACTGATTCTGAAATTCGAGCTCAATTCTTTGCTCTTCGGGCATTCTTTCGTTTTGCGCTGCGCTGATTATTGCATCTATATCCGTTGAATCCTCAATAGCATACTTATCTGCAAGTATTTCAAAAACGGGCTGAAGTCTGTTTCTGAATTCCTCGCTTTGAGCAAGCTTTTTATTGCTTGTTTTCAGTCTTTTAGAAAGAGCGTTTTCAAGGGATGAGCGGTATTCGTCCTTGTATTCACCCCTGATAAGCTCAGCAAATTCACTGCTCTTGTTTCTCTCTTCGGTTTCGGTGTTTGCGCCAGCGGCGAGCTGACTGTTTTCCGATGCAGCATTGACTGCATCACTGCCGTTGAGCGCCGTTTCTGATGAAAGCTGCGGCGCGGTTGTTCTTTCCTGTGTCATACTGACTCCTTATCTGTATTATCTTTCTCTATAAGGCAATTCTCCAAACCCTTTTCAATAACTTATCTGATGATTATTTGAGTTTGCCTTTTTTGAAAGTTATACGCATTGTGTTTCCCTCCATACCCTCCCTCAAATCAAAGATTAATAGGTTTGTATCTGCGTTTGTGCAAGCGCCTGCACGGCGGCAACAACATCCTGCTTGTGCTCAAAATCCATCATACTTAAGCAGGCAAGAGTTTTCTGAGCATTCATCGGGTCAAAGAAGCCGTTTGAATAAAACTGCAGTGCAAGCTCATTTTGCGAAAGCTTACTGTAAGGCGATGATTTCTGAGCCGAAACCTCAATATCAAACTGAGGCAGACGGTAAATAACCTCGCCGTTTAAGCCTTCTATCTTCTGCTTTGACAAGTGAGCATTATCATAGGTATCAAATTCCTCGCTGCCGTCCTCACCGGTTATGCGAACATAGCGGGGCTCGGTGTAAAACTGGCGCATACGCTCGATTATCATATAAATAATCTTGCGGTATGCTCGGTAGGTGCCTTTTATTGCAAGACGGCTGCCCTTTGAGCCCGTTTCTATAAGCTGGGAAATTGCCGATGCAGCCGTTACTCCGTTTGCAGTGCTTCCAGTGCTAACATCGCTGTTGCCGCTTGTTTGTTTAAGCTCGGTTATCTTGCCTTCACGGGCGCTGTATACGCCTGCATCCAGCTGTTTAACAACTATCTGACGCAAATCATCCTCACCGAGATTGCCGTTTGTTTTAACAAGCGGATTCTTCCAGTTGAGAAATTCCTCGGTGTTTATTGAAGCATCGTTTCTGATGAAATAGCGAGGTCTTGCACACATAAATGCATTCTGAATTATTGCCTGGTCAAGCTTATCAATATATTCCTGCGGCGACTTGCAAACATCAATATATCCAAAGCCTGCAACAGTTCCCTCCATTTTGAAAAGCGTGTCAACAACAAAGGGATAATTGCCGTCGTCATAGAGTCCGTTAGGATAGGTTTCGGGCTCGTTTTCCGTAGACATAATTATCGATGTGCCAACAAATTTGCAAAAATGAAGCAAGCCGTTTTTCTTGTAGTACCAATCAACGATGGTGCTCTTTTTGCTTGTGTCGGGCTTATCCTCATACTGATATTTGGATGTTGAAACCTCGGAGGAATCCTCAAGCTTTAAATCTGGATATTTCTCTTTAAGCACATCATTATCAACAAGCTGTGTTGTGAAAACATTGCGCGAAAGCTGAATATCCTTAACCCCGGGTTCCCAGAAGATTGATAAAACATCAATGGGCTGAATATCAATATCATCCTTTTCCCTGTTCCAGAAAACGCCCGTAATACCCGTTCCGTTCTTGATTTTACTCAGGCAGGTTTCCATATATGTTCCTTCAAAATCATTCGCCTCAGTTATCATCGGAAGAACATTCTTAATTCTCTGCGCCTCATCAACATCATCGGCATTTCTTGCCCGTATATTGGGCTCGGGGAAATTATCGCTGTAATCGGCAAGCTTGTTCATTATTGAGTTAAACAGCCAAGCCGACGCAGGCTCGGTGCTCTGCTCGGTTGTTCTTATCTGATTCCAGTGGCGCATCTTCCACCATTCCTCATTTTCAACAACCCTTTTATCAAAATTTGCCTTGCCCTTTTTGTATTCGCTGAGCGTCTGAATGGCTTTCTGAATTTCGCTTTCACCGATAATGCTCTGCTTTGCAGGCTGCTTTTCCTTTACCTCCTGCACTTCGGTTTCAACACCGTTTTTACTTAAAAAATCATTGTTTTCAGTAGCTTTCTTTTCCATAATTCATCTCCTTGAATTAATAATCGTTGTAATTCGTAGGGTGCAATCCCCGGATGCACCGCTGAGAAGTGTTCGTTTCATTCATCCGTTGTTGTAACAAAAGTATTGTTTTGACGGCGCGTCGAGGTCGTCGCGCCCTACAAATTCGATAAATGAAACAAATGTTAAACCTTCGGCGCATTTTCGCAACGACCAACGGTTCCCAAAATTTGTTTCGGCTTGGAGCGCCGACAAATTTTGACCGTTCGGCAGTTCTTTTTGTTCGCTTCATCTGCCACCGGCAGCGCTCGCAAACGAACCCCAAAAATTCGTAATTCGTAATTTAGCCTTGCACTAAATTAAGCGGGTCGTTCCTGCAATCCTTAATTGCTTTAGGTTTTCGCGGTGCTACTGTGTATTCCATAAGCCCGTATCTGATTGCATCATAGATATGGTCCTCGCCCTCTGTATTAATATCCTCAACCTTCTTTTCATCGTAAACAAGCGCAGGCAGCGTGCGGATGGTTTGCTTGCAGGTGTTGAAAACCTGAAACAGACATTCACCGTTTTCATCAAAATGCATTCTGTAATGGAACTGCATAAGTCCGCTTAGTCTGTCGTTCTTGCCGGGCTTGAAATGGATATAATAAGGGTGTTTTTCCATAACACGCGCAATGCTTTCGCCCCTCGATTTATCCCATATTGACGGGTCGGCAACACCTGAAATATCGCGCCCCTTAAGCTCGGGCGAGGTATCCTCTATCTCGCGTATGTTCTGCGCTATAGCAGAAGGCTCGAGGCGTATTCCCTGATTTGCAGTTCCGTTGAAGCCGTAGTATTCCTTGATAACATAGCACTTGCCTTCCTCATTAAACGCCAGCCACAGCACCGCAAACGGTCGCGAATATCCGAAATCAAAAACACGCAATATTTTCCAGTTATACGGAATTTCAAAGGGCTCTATAACATGGCTCCATTTGCCGTCCTCATAGTGGGCGGAATCGTTCTGCCATTCAGAGAACACCTGACCGTCGAAGCCGTCCCACGAGCCGAGCAGAAGTGCATTCTTCTCCGCTTCGGGAAGTGAGGAAAGTGTTGCAAGATATTCGGGGTCATTTTCGAGCAGAGCCTTGTTATCAAAAACAGTTGCAGGCACGAACACCCTTTCCTTTTTAATCTGAATTATCTTTTTATCGGGCGTCTGAATGTTATATGTAGTTTCAATCGGGGTCAGCGGCGGCGCAGGAGTTATAAATCTTTCCTTAACCCACGCGTGCCCTATTCCGCCGGGATTTGCAGTTGCTCTTATATACACTCTTGTGTTAGGACCTGTCGGGCGGTTTCGGCTCATTAAATACATATACTGTGAATATGTAAAGTGGGTCAGCTCGTCAAAGGCTATGAAATCATAGGGCTTTCCCTGATAGTTATATTTATCCTGTTCGTGCTGCATATAGCCGAAAAAGATTTTCGCGCCAGATTCAAAGAGCCATCTTTTCTCGCTGCTGTTATACTTCGCTTTCGGGAACGCCTTGGGATAAAGCTCAAGCGAACGCGAAATAAGCGCTTCAAGCTGAGGATATGTTCTTCTGAAAATAATCGCCCTGTAGTTCGGAATTTCAACCTGCCTCAGCGCCTCAATAAGCAGCGCATCGCTTTTTCCGCCGCCTGCAGCACCGCCGTATAAGCATTCATATTCTTTTCTTTTCATAAACTCAAGCTGCTTTGCCTGCGGCTTCCAGATTATCTCGGACATAATTCTCCTTTCAAATTGCTATTTGATGAGCCAGAAGGCTCACAAATAGCAATTTCGTGGTTCGTGGCTCGTGGTTCGTGATAAGAAAAACACGGTTCATAGAAAAATGATTTTAAAATCATTCTTCTTCCTCTTCCTCATCAAGCCAGGGAATCAGAACAATTCCGGTTTCGCTTTCTTCCTCATCACACTTAACGCCTGTGCGAACAAGCTTAAGCCTTTCGTTTGAAATGCGGATTGTGTTTTCCTCTTTAAATGTCGGAAGATAATTCAAATCGCGCTGAACGGCTGTTAAGGTTTTAAGAACTGAGGATATATTTTTTAAATCATTTATACTCGGCTCGCCCTCCCACAGCTTGCCATATAGCATTTCAATCGCAGTATCGGCTGTTTTCTTAAGAATGCAAAGTTTATCGTTATTGTCTGACGATTCAAGCTTTTTTCTGATTTCACCCTGTTTTCTTTTCTTTATCCATTCGCCCTGCTTTGCCGCTTTAGCTATTGTTGAATATGAAACAGAATACTTTTTTGCAAGCCTTCTGTAGCTCATAGTTTCATCCTTTATGTAATCTGCCATTGCACTTTCGGCATTAAAGCTCATTTATATCACTCCCCGTTTTCATACTTCAAATCAACCGCCTTGAATATCGGGCATGATTTATATTGACTAAGCTCCATACAGTATTTCTTTTGCCAGTTGTTTTTATCGAACTTGCTTTCAAACGCCTGACGGATATATGAATGCTGTGTGCAGCCCTCGCAGTTAAGTGAATTGAAGCTATCGTTTTTAAAATACGGGCACTTGATTTTGTACCAATGCGTATGCGGATTTAATGTTTTATCCATATTCCCTCCTTCGTCAAATAGTGATTAATTACGCAGCGGATAAAGTGTATAATAGTTTTAAACCGCTGCTGATTTTTAGCGATACACAATATTTTCGATTTGCTTATACAAAATAAACTCTTTTTCGACAAAAACTGCGTTTCGCATTGTTTTAGGTAAAAAAATTTATAACTTCTTCGGGAGAAATGTCGAGAATTGACGAAAGTCTGGAAGCTTCAATGATATCAAAGCTGCTTCTGCCGTTAATCTTATTATTTAGCGCTGATACTGAAATTCCGATGGCTTTTGAGAGCGAAGCATAGCTTTGATTTTTCTCTTTTATTCTTCCCTTGAGTTTTGCAAGCTTGGGCATAATTATCACCGCCTTTCTCTACTCTGATTGCGTTTCGCAATCGTATAGTAGCACATCAAAATTCATTTGTCAATACTTTTCGCAATATTTTTTAGAATTTTTTTATCTTTTCGTTGCATTTTGCATTTTGATATGTTATATTATTAACAGAAAGTGATTAAAGAGCAAAACATATTGCATTCCTTTTACCGCCCCTGAAAGGAATGTATAAAAACAAGGGGCAGAAAGGCTAAGGCTGATTATATGAAAAACACAGTTGACCTTAAAGTATTCGCACAAAGACTTTCATATCTTATTGACACAACGGATGAAACAACCTATTCCCTTGCAGATAAGCTCGGTTTGAATCCTGCAACAATAAGCAGATATGCAAACGGACTTATGAAGCCGAAGGTTCCAACCGTTGCTTCCATGGCGCAGATATTCGATGTTAACGAAGCGTGGCTTATGGGATATGATGTTGAAATGAAGAAGGATAAGGAGCATCAAAAGGCAATAAGCGATAAAGAGCTTATGTTTGCGCTCTTCGGCGGCGATGTTTCCGCAGATAAGCTTGAAGAGGTTAAAAAGTTCGCGGAATTCGTTAAAAATAAATAATTCGTTATGCGTTATGCGTAATACGTTAAGCGTAATTCGGCGAACGAAAGGGGCGTTCCCTCCACAGCACACGGGGACGTTCCTCCACCGAACCGTTGCCTTTTGAATTGCGCTCGGAGGTGCGTCCCCATGGCGCACGAATAGACGCGTCCTCTTTACTTCACTAACGGCAACTAAAGTTTTATACAGAAACGGATTTTCCACTCATCCGATTTATTGTACAGTTAAATTATTTATATTGTAAATTGAATAAGTATGCTATACATTAAAAGCATATAAAAGGAGTGGTGGATATGACAAAACAGATTGTGAATGACATAGCGGCGAAAAATAATATCCAAATTATTGATTACCCCTTTGAAAAAACAAAAGCCTGTTCGCTTGAAAGCGAAAACAGGTACTATATCGGTATTAACGAAAAACAGTTTGAAACGCAGGCTCAAAGAAACACGGCAAAGGCACACGAGCTCGGACACTGTATGACCGGGGCGCTTTACTGCGCCGCATCTCCCCTGTTTACTCAGGAGAAATGCGAATACAGAGCCAACCGCTGGGCAATAAAGAAGTTTGTGCCCAGGGAAACATTGATAAACTATCTGAAAAAAGGATTTCAGATGTGGGATATTGCCGAGGAAATGGAACTGACTGAGGAGTTTTTATGGATGGCGTATCATTACTATTTTAGTTGA